AGTGTAGTGATAAAACTTCTTATCCTGTATTTCACGAACCAAAGACTGGTGCAAGATGTACAAAGTTAAAAATGAAATCAAATTTAAAAGGTATATGGCCTGGTCACGAACAATTTCATCTAAGACCTAAACCAGGAACATTAATAATATTTCCAGGGTATTTGGAACATGAATATGCCGTAGACTTTGGTATAGAACCATTTAGATTTATACATTGGAATATACAAGCAGTGCCAAAAGAAATGGCTAAAGATGTCTAAAACAATTAAAATTATAGATAATTTTTTACCACAAAAAGAATATTTAAATATATTTTCAACAATTACCTCTGTTCATTTTCCTTGGTTTTTTATTAACAAATCTACCTATAAATCTAAAAACAAATTTGATTTTCATTTAGGGCATTTATTTTATGCAAATGAAAAAGGTGGAAGAGTAAACTCAACAAAATTTGATATTCTTTTACCTTTAATAAATAAAATAAAAGTTAATACATTAGTTAGAATAAAAGCTAATTTAACTTTTTGTTCTAATAAAATAATAAAGTCAGCACCTCATATTGACCAAGAAGATTTTAATTGTAAGAATGCAATATATTATATGAATACTAATGATGGATACACAATGATTAAAAATAAAAAAGTAAAATCTGTTGGAAACAGAATTGTTTTTTTTGACAATAATTTAGAACATTATGGGACAAATTGTACAGATGAAAAAACTAGAATAATTTTAAATTTTAATTATCTTTAATATGCAAGAATTAACTATAAAAACAAAAATACTTTTAGATAAATTAAAAGGACATAAAAAAATTAAAAAAGATATATTAAAATTAATTGATAATCATGAAGCAGATTCTTTTAAATATAAAGATGTTTACAACGATGATTCAATTAAAAAATTAGATTGGAATAATGCTAGAGAATGGGAAAGACCATGGGTAAAAATTTTATTACCTTTTATAAAAAATCATTTTATAAAATGTGCAAAGAAATTAAATTTTGAAGATTATTTTTTACGAGCTTTGTGGTTTCAACAATATGCTGAAAATGGAATGCATGGTTGGCACATCCACGAACAAAACTATACAGGAGTATATTATTTAGAGCTACCAAAATCAGCTCCTACAACAGAACTAATTGATCCTATAGATATTAATAATAAATTTAAAATAAAAGCTAAAGAAGGAGACATAGTTATCTTTCCAAGTTTTGTAATTCATAGATCAGGAAGAATGAAAACAAAAGATAGAAAAACAATTGTTTCTTTTAATTTAGAGTTTAAAGACGTAAGTAAAAAATTACTTAAAAAAATATGAGTTTTAAAAAAAATAAATATACAGTTATTCGTCAAGCAATATCAAAAGACCTAGCGGCTTTTGTTGCTAATTATTTTATGATGCAAAAACAAGTTTATGATACTTGTAGACAGGCTAGATACTTTTCACCATTTGAAAATATTATCGGATACTATGAAGGAGAGAATGAACAGATACCAAATACCTATTCTCAATATGCTAATATGGCTATGGAAACTTTATTACTTAAATGTCAGCCAGGTATGGAAAA